TCGGAGGCGTCGGTCACCTGATCGGTGAGCGCGGGCCGCAGGTACGCGGTGGTCAGTGCGTGCGCGATGACAGCGAGACGCGGTTCGAGGTGAGACTTGATCGCCGCTTCGTCCACCAACCACGCATTCCAATGGTTGCTGTCACCCATCCCGAGGAGCACTTCGGGTGGGGTGTCGAGCCCGAGAGCGAGCCGGTGGATCGCGGCCTGCCGCATCGGGATGACGTTCTCATCCAACTCGGTCCAGAACGTCATGTGCCGGATGTTGCCCAGTTCGTCGCCGGGGGCCTGCACCACGACCGGCACGATCGCGGCAGCGTTGGACCGGTCAGCGATTGGTGTGGTCATCGCCTCACCGAGCATCTGCATGAACTGGTCCACCTGCGACGCCGAGGGGTCGGCTTCCTTCGGGGTGGGGAACGTGATCTCCTGCGGAATCCACAGGATGCCAGCCCCAGCGAGCCGGGATTCCAGTTGAGCGTTGACGTGCTGAGACAGGGTGTGGATCTCGTTCAGGTCGGTCAGGTTCGACCGGCACGGGCTGTCCGCGAGGTACGGCTCCCGGGGGTGTGGAGTCCACACCCGGATGCTCATGTCCTTGCTGGTCAGGGTGTACCGCTTGCCGTCACCGAAGTCGGCGGTGATCGAGTCCTTGCCTGACGTGTTCACCTTGTCGGACGCGAGGACAGCCCACTCTGTCTCGTTGCGGACAACGTGCTGGCATTCACCGGCGATCGTCAGGTGGACCCCGGACTGTTGGAGCATCTGCGACTGGCCCTGCATCCCACCGAAGTACATGTCGAGCGCTTCAACTGCGGGGCCGTCGTTCTGCACGGTCAGCACACCGTCGATGTCCTTGGCGACGACCAACTTGGCCCGCGACATGACGTTGCCCACCCAGTTGGCGACGAACCGCAGTTCACCGATGCTGTCGTAGTACCGCCACGCGTCACCTTGCCAACCCTGCGTCTTGCCGGTCGCGTTGCGGGTGACCGGTGGCATTCGGATGGCGCTGGCGATCAGCGAGTTCCGCTCGGGCACCGGATCGGTGCGGCGTGTCGTGCGGGTGCGGGCCATGTCATGCCTCCGGTGGGATGTCGCGGACATTCAGCATGGCTGCGAGATACGCGACCGCCAACCAGCCGTGGAACAGCCACCACGACCAATGCAGGTCTGAGAAGTACGCCCACCCGATGCTCGCAGCGGCGAAGTACGGTGCCACGCAGAACGGGCACTCGATGAGCGTCACCCACGACGACGTTCCCCACACTCGGTCCCACATTCGGCGGAACCACAGCATCGGGGGCCAGTCGTCGTCTATGACGAGTCGGGTCATGCGGGCGACGCCGAGTACGCCGACTGTCACTGCGGCGAGCAGCGTCGGCCAGTCAAGTCCCCACATGGCACCTCCCGCGAGCAGTATTGCAGCCGAACGTCACGCCACACCGCCTCTGACGAGCCGCAACTTCGTCGGGTCACCCAGTGTTGCCGGTGCGGCGCCGCGCACCAACTCGGTGCAGGCGTACACGAGGGCGTCAACTCGGTCCGGTGAGTCGGTGTCCACGTAGGGCTGCCATTCGGTCATCTGCCCTTCAAGGTCGGTGAACTGGCCGACGTGGTGGACGGTCCCTTCGCCCTTCTCGTACAGGCCGACGATGGGTTCGGCGCGCAGCGCCTTGGACCGCCGGGTGTGTCGCACGAGGATGCGGGCGTCGGTGTGCCCGGAGGTCCGCAGGGTGTGTTCGACCATTTCGCCGCCGAAGTTCTTCTCGGCGACGATGGCGTCGGCGGACCAGTTCTCGTATGCGGCGTTGGCGGCTTGCGCCCACCCGGAGGGTGAGTAGTGCCCGCTGCGATCTTCGAGGACGTACAGGTCTTTCCCGCTCTTGCCCACGACGACGATCGCTGTCTCGTCGGCGGTGGCTTTCTTCGACCCGGCTGGGTCCACCCCGACGACGATGCGGTCCAGTTCGGGTGCTTCGAGTACGCGGGCCCGTTCGATCAGTTCCCACTTCCACAGGGCACCTTCAACATCTTCGAGCAGTTCGGCGTCCAACTCTTGCCTTCCGAGTCGGGTGCCTTGGTACTTGTTGATGATCCGTTCGGCGAACACGGGGGACAGGTTGTCGAGGTTGGCGTAGGTCGATGCGGCGCTGACGCGGGTGGTGGGGTCGGCGAGCAGGGTCTTGAGCCATGGTCGCGGCTTGGGGGTGGTGGTGGCGATGACGCGGGGCCGTTTCCCGAGGCGCAACCCGAACAGCATCATGTCCCACACGTCTTGGACGAGCGCCCAGTGCGCGGGTTCGTCTGCCCACACGAAGTAGTGCTGCGGTCCTCGGAGCCGGTCGGGTTCTTCGGCTGAGTACAGGTGGGCGGTGGCCCCGTTGGGCCATGTCAGTTTCCGTTTGGACGGTTCGTAGAGGGGTCGTTTGCCGGGTGGGGCGGTGACCATGAGCCCTGATTCACCTTCGAGCATGATGTCGCGTACGTCGGCTCCGGTGGCGCCGATGAGCCCGATTCTGGGGACTTTCTCGACCATGCGGTGTGTCAGTTCGCTGCCGGTGCGGGTTTTGCCGGACCCGCGCCCAGATTTGAGCAGCCATGTGACCCATTGGTCGTCGGTGGGGGGTCGTTGGTCGGCTCGGGCGTGGTTCCATGCCCACTTGTCGTGTGGTTTGCCGTCGCAGTCGGGTGTGGGGCAGTAGAAGGGGCGCCAGTTCTCGTTCTGGGCGTCGCGTAGCGCGTTGAGGGCTTTCTCTTGCGCTGCCGGGGTCCACCTCTTGAACGCTTCGGGGTCAAAGTCCGTCATGGCGGGTCCTTCGCGGTCTGCTGGGTTTCATTCCGACGAGGAGAACATCGACGGGGATGCCGTGGATGGTTGAGATTTTCTCGGCGAGGACTTGCCGCATCCACCCTTCGCGGCTCATGTTGTTGTCGCGTGCGGTTCTTGCGCACAGTGCGGCGAGTTCGGCGCCCATGCGGACTTGGTTCCACCGCATTGTGGGTCGTTGTGCGATGGCGTCGGTGAGTGGTGCGCCGAGGGCGCGTTCTTTCCAGTTGGGGTTGTTGATGGGGGTGGTGGTGTCGGCGTCGGCGGCGAGGATGGTGCCTGCGTCGGTGTCGGCTTGGCGCAGTTCGGGGTCGGTGGTTTGCCGACGGGCCCGGTTACCCTTCGAGGGCGACGACATCGGCTTCTTCGACTTCGCCGTGGATGTAGTTGGCGTTGCCGACCATGGTGTTGACCCAGTTGTCGATTTCTGTGGTGGTGGGTGTGTAGACGACAACTTCGGTGGGTTGGTCGAGGCCGAGGAGTCGGGCGTGCCGGTCGATGAGGGCGAGGGCGACGCGGGCTGCGGGGAGGTGTTCGGGGTGGGTGGGGGTGACGGCTTTGTTCCACACGCCCATGAGGACTCGTTCGATGCGGGCGGCTTCTTCGGTGCGCAGTTTGTTGCGCGCTTCGGCGTCGTTGTCGTTGGTGGCGAGGTGTTTTTCTACGATGTCGCGGGCGGCTTTGGCGTCGGCGAGGGCGAGGGTGTCGGCGATTTCGGCGTAGGACGCCCCGGCGAGGCGTAGGGCGGTGGCTGCTGGCCCGGTTTTGGTGGGGACGGCGGTGCGCCCGTTGCGTCGGGGTTTGGTGTTCT